TGGTCAGTTTGTACGAACGCCTTGCAGATCTTATCGATCTGCGGGGTGGTCGGCTCATATTTCAGCTTGTATACATAGTATACGAGTTGGCGGTACGCTGCAAGAGCAGCTGCAGACACCACGGGTCTTTCGACCCCGGCATCGTCGAATATGTTACTAAGCAGGCACCCGAATAACTTCGGGATCTGCGTACCCGGCTTCTTTTGGAGGCCAGGTATTTGTAGTTTCATACCAGATGACAAACACGTATCAACGTGCTTGCCGTAAGAAGGTAGAGTCTTTGTCAAAAAACTCAAACCTTCCTTAGCTACGCGTGTTCGAATTTCTTCGATATCACGCGCCGACTCAGTGTCACTGATGCAGAAACACTTGGTTATATCTGCGTATATAGTTTCTAGTAACGTCGTGTAAAACACGACCGAGCTATTATTGGGTTCCATATGGATACTCATCTTGGCTCATATAACTGGACATTACGTACGCAGGCGCCTAGTTTCGTGCAATCATCACAAGCGACTATCCGCGCCCTCTTGCGAGGGCGCCGGCATTTAAGCCAGGATAGAAGCCGCTAGAAGGCACTAGGTAAGTGCATTCAGAAGAGACAGGGTGTTCGCGTCAGTCTGGAGAAATCCAGTCAGCTGCGTAACCGCATCTTGCATCTGAGCAACAGTGAACTCACTTACACGCGGTACGACTAGTACCGTGTATATCGAGAACGTTGCCGATACTCCCTCTGCGTTAGTAGAGGTCATATCGATCCTTACCATATGCCGGTCAACCAGACTGTTACCGTTCCCACTTTCCTGATGAGAAATCGTCAGGTATTTGGGGTTGGCTAGGTCTGAGGATTCTACACGTCGCACGGATTTCCCGGGCTGACGGTAGGACAAGGCGTAAGCAGTAGAACTGCTTGCGTCGCCGGCTAGCGTAATCGTTTCTGTAAATGCCATATAATTATATGATGTGTTTACTTGGACGTTGTCGTTTTCGACCCATACGCGAATTAACCACCGTGAGACTAGTTGCTAGCTCAAAGTGGGCCTTCGAGAACGGATTCGCCGATGAGGAGATAAAGCCCGGAAGGGCCTTACTCCGATGATAGCTCTTAAACTGACTTACCCATACGGGGGTCAGCGGGAGCATATCTTGCCGGATGTAATGTGTACACCTAGCGTGGATCTTTGCTGAATGGCAAAAATCCAGAACTGTCACTTGCAGATCGATATTGTCCCTTCGCAGCGAGTGGAGAAAACTCCCCACGCCGAAGAACCAGTCAACAATGAAGCTAAACGGGAGCGCATTCCATAAAATGGAAGGATCCAGTGAGACGCCAAAGGCGTCAAGCCACTGTTTGCACTGGCCAAGGATGGTATCTATATCTGGCGGCAACCTGAAGGTATATACCAAGGTTGCATGGTAAACGGGTTCTTCTACCCACTCATATTGAGCGGCGATTTGCCCACCCCATCCATCTATACCACTAGCATATTCTGCTGGTAGTGAGATTCGTGAGGTTAGTGACGTCTCATAATGACGACGTTGCAGTTTACCTGCTTGACGTTTCAGTTGTGCTAATCTATCTTTCAAATTAGAAAGAATTTTCAGCATTTCCATAACGTCTGACAAGAACGGCTTCCAGCCGAAGTTTAGGTTGAGATGGCCCCCTGCTACATTATATAGCGGGGATTTCCGTCTCTTCCACAACTCCAACAATCGTTTCGCCTCCCGTATTTCATACAGGAAGTTAATGATTGAGAAGCCCTGATTAAACGTAGGCCACATAGCATCCATAGCTATAGAGCTTAGCCCTTTCCAGTCTAA